GACGATGCCCCACCGCTTCCCGTCGTCGTGCATGGCGCTCCACCGCGTCGACTGCATGTGGCCGCACGCGAGGCATGGCACGGTCCATTCGCACCACTCGCCGGAACGGGTCTGGGCGTCCCATTGGTCGTCCGAAAACCCGCCCTGTCCGATGAACAGGCCCTTGGAGTTCCCGAGCTTGGCGTGGTCCCCGAGGCGCGCCCTGGCCTCGCGGAGACGGCCGACTGGCCATTGCCAAATCTCGTCGCATATCAGGTTCCGGTAACCGCGGGCCTGCAAGTTTCCGACCGCCGGGCCGACGACGTGGAGCGGGAGGCCGTTGGAAAACTGGATCTCTGTCGTGCGCTTCTGGTGACGGTCAACGGGCAGGATCGACCGGACTTGCTCGCACGAATCGAGCACCGGCATCAGGCGCGTCTCGCAGTGAAGCGAGGCTTGGTCATCCTTGGCGAACACCCACAGCGTCGCCCCAGGGTCGTTGGCGAAGATCCACGGCACCCACACGTCGGCAATCAGGGTTTTCCCAGAACGCGGCGGGGCAAGGACGTTAACCTCTCGGATTCGGTCGTCTTGGAGCGCGGCGAGCGGCGCTATTAACTGGCGCGAGGTCGAGACATCGAACCCGGCCGAGCCCTGCGTCAGGACAGGCGGAAGGCGGATGTTTTGCCCGGCCCATTCGTGGATCGGCCGTCGGTCAGGCTCCCACTGCAGGACATCCCATTCGCGGTCAAGTGCCAGTGACATCGATGGCGTCCTCGGCGGCTGATTCCACGGCTTCCAAAAGGTGGCGCTCCATCTCCGCGCGCTCGTCGTCGAACGCTCGCGCGAAGGCTCGGTTGTACTCCGAATTCACGAGGGCTTCCTGGCCTTCCCCGAGGCCGATTGACCCGTCCATGATTGCCAGCGGGTTCAATCCCGGGAGCGCGGGCCTTGCAAACGCCTTGGCGCCTTTGTGAATCCCGACGTTCGATTCGTTCTCGATCCCGTACTCGGCCGTGATTCGCGCCAGCGCGGCGTTAGAGCTCACTCCCTTGGAACCGCTCTTCTTCGCCTTCCGGCCGAACTGGGTAAAGTGGCCGTTGATGGCGCGCATCCCTTTGACGATAACGGACTTCATGTAGCCCACGGACCCGACAGCCCGTGCCCTCACCTTCGCGGCGGCTTTCTTCATCTCGGCGCCGCGGAGACCCACGACGGCTTTTTCTCCCGGCAGCAACGGGCGCGTCCTGTTCCTCGCCTGCGCGATCAGATAGACCAGCTTGGCCGGATGCGCCCGGTTCTCACCCTTGGCCTTGTAGGGCACCGTCTGCTTCATGTACGCCTTGACCTTATCGCGCTGGGCCTGCGGATTCGACGGCGGCAACAGCGTGAAACCGCGGAGCAGGACGAAGAACATCCGAGAGTTGATCGCGCCGGCCAATTCCCGCGACGAGTTGACGGTCCACCGCTTCATCACGCGTTGAAACTCCGCGATGTTGGTGGTTACTAGTTCGCCGGACATGGTATCAGGCCAACATCGCGGGAATTCGCGATTCGGCGAAAAACCGCATGATCTGTTTCGCGGTGAACGTGGTCCCGCTGGAAATCACCGTCCCGGTTCCGCCCGTGGTGTCATTGTAGGCCACGGCGTTGGTCACCAGCGCGCTAAAGAAGGCGTTCGCGCGGATCCGGGCGTCGAGCGCCTCCAGCTCGGAGGACGAGAAGCTGGTGTGCAGCGGGACGCGGCGCCGGGCATCCCCGAGAGCATCGAGGAAGGGCCGATGCTCTCCGAGGATTTCGAGGACGCCATTCACTGGAACAACGAAGGCGCGCTCTGGAAGTCCGCGTCAAGGCGGGTGCAGCGCACGCGGAACACCGTGCCAGAAGAGATCCCGGTGACCGCGTTTGTCGTCGTGTACTGGAAGTAAAACTTGCTGTCGCCCGCGCTGCCGCGCGCCCCGGTGCTGGATCCGCGATCCTGCGCGAAGAAGTTTCCGTACTGCCAGTTTTGCATTTGCAAATTGGGACTCTCGCAGAAGTAAGCGGTCGCCCTGGTGGGGCCCCAGACGAGAAAGCCGGCGTTCTTGCCGTACGAGGCGGTGACGTTGGAGTCGGTCGTCACGGTGTCGCTGAAAGTGCCCGCCGTGGTGGTGCCAATGACCCGCCAGTTTACTTGCCCCGGAAATTCAGGGCCCCACGAGGCTCCTCCGTACACGGTGTTCAGGCCAAGGTAGCTGGTGATGTTCAGGTCCACCGGCATCTGCGTGGTGACCGTGGCCCCGGAGATCCAGCCGGTGCGGTCGAAGACGTACGTGACGTCGCCGGTCATTACCGGCGTGTTGGTGGAGCTGTGCCAGAGCGACGTGGCGCGACGCTGCGTGATCTTCTGGCCCAGCCACAGCCGCTGGTTCACCATGAAGCCCGCGGTGTCGGCCGTGCTGCCCTCGTCCGTGCCGGTGTTGGCGTAGGTGAAGGTGGTGAGACCGGTGACCGTCACGCTCAGATCCTCGGCATTGTAGGCGGTCGCACCCACCTTGGAGACCGTCACCAGATCGCCCGTCACAAGGCCATGCGGCGAGGCGGTGGTGATCGTGGCCACGTTGCTGGCTCGGGCCCGCGTCGCGGTCTTGGCCCACGGGATGATGGTCTGGCCGTCGACGGTGTGCACCAGGCTGTCGAGCTGCTCACCGCTGCGTCCACTGTTAACGTGGTTGCAGCCCATCAGCTCGTAGCTCCCCTGTCCCTGCGGCCGAACCTCGAATGTGTAGGTCTCGCTGGTGCTGACCTTCTGCCGGTAGCTCGCGGGACCGAAGACCTCGAGCGTCGCGCCGCTGGTCGCCTCGGTGGTCCCATCCCCGCCGTAGGTGAAGTACGCGATGTAGGCGCGCTGCGCTCCGCTGTGGCTGACGTCGTTGTTCTTCTGCTGCGTTAGGATGATCGTGACCGTGTAGGATCCGGGATCTAGGTTGTCCGCGATGGGCACGTGCCACTGGTTGTGCAGCATCATCTGGGCACCCTGCGTATCTAGCACGCAGTCGCTCGTGGTCAACTCGCCCAGCGCCGTCACGCCCGAACTCCACGAGAGGTTGTCGATGCCGTTCTGGACGGTTGGCAGAAGGTTCGGGATCACGTTGGCCGACGTGGTGTTGTTGGTGATCGTAACCTTGCAGAGCGCTCCGAAAGTATAGGTGCCTCCTAGGATGACCCCGAGGCGACGCGTGGAGGTGTTGAGCGTGGCAGTGCTGAACGTGATCGTGTTGTTGGCCACGTTGGTTAGCATCGGGTACGCCACGGATCCGCCGTCTTTGTCCGTCACTGCTCCACCGGCATCCACACGGTATTTAAGCATAGGCTTGAGCGTCCGGTAGTAGAGAACGTTGGGCGGGGTCTCGTTGGTGGTGCCAAACGTCGTTGCCAGGGTGAGGTAGCCCATCCACGTGTTGGTGCCCATTTCCCTTAGATACCAGTACTGGGGCTGCACCGAGGTGGGCACGCGGCGCACGCAACGGGTGATTGCGAAGCCATCCCCGTTGTTCGTGGTGATCGCAGCGGTGTCCTTGTTCTGCGGCCACACCATGAATCCCACGCGCCCGGTACCGGCCATCAACTGGCGAAGCCGGGTGATCTCGCCCATGGAGTCCGGGAACGCCGCGGCGACCGAGACATTGCCAACCGCGGTGTCAACGTACGCCTTGGTGGTCGCATCCGTCGAGGCCGTGGGCGTGCCAAGTGCCGAGATCTTCTGCGAGCCCATGTTGAGCACGCCGGACATGGTGCCGCCCGCGAGCGGCAGGTACAGGCCAGCCTTGGTGTCCACGTAACCCTTGGTAGCCGCATCGGTCGAGGCCGATGGCGTGCCGAGATTCCCGGCGATCTGGCCGCCGAAATTGATTGGGCCCGTCATCGTTCCACCGGCGAGCGGAAGGAACGGTGTCGAAGCCCACTCAGCGCGACCGCTGGAAGCATCCAAAAGTTTCAGGTAGTGGCCCGTCGTGGCGGACGAAGACACGACAAGAGGCGTCATCACATCCAACTCCGTGCTACCCTTCACTATCAGATTTGACGATGTTACCAATCCTGTGTTGTAGCCGTTGATTGTAAGGTCCGTTGCGCCCGCATAGAACACTTTCAGCGGGTGCAATCGGACGCCATAATCCGAAGCCCCGAAGCTACCACTCTGAATCTGGAAATCGTTCGTCAGGTAAACCTTCGTCCGCATCTCCACGTTGGTCCCAGTAACCAGAAACCAGTTCGTGTTGAAGGCGTAGGTGGTGCCGCCTCCACCGCCGCCTCCGCTTCCAGTGCCCGTGACCGCGACAAGCGCGTTGCTGTTGGCCGCGAAGAAATTCGTTGGAGCCAAGATCACGCCGTTGGTGTTGACAGCCAGCGACAGCGAGATCGGGCTTTGCGGTTGAGCCGACAGGGCTCCGAAGAGCAGCGCGAAAAACAGGATGGCGAAGCGTTTCATGGGTCAGGTTTCCCCCGGGCCGAACGCGAGCGTCGGCGTCGATCCGGTCAGGAAGATCGTGTGGTAATTGCCGGTGGTGACGTTGAGAAGTTGGAGTTTTCCTCCAGAGACGCGGGCGTTCGAGTCGATTGGGTCGCTTGGGAAAATGGCGAGTTCCATTCCGTCGGCGCCGACGATGTAAACCTGCTGCCACTCCGCAGCGGCGTAGTTCCAGAGCGAGAACTGCGTCCCGGACCACTGGTAATTTGCCGTGGTCCACGTCGAGTCGGTGGCAAGGACAGCGAATTGCGGGACCGATGCGCCAGCCAGGGCGACGAGATGGAAGTTGCCCGTGGTGCTGTTGATGAGGCGAAGCTGACCAGCCGAGTACGAGTAATTGACTGGCGTGACCGTCGACGCCGTCCGCTCTTTCGGTCCGTCCACGCACGAAAGGCTGTAGAACGACGAGCACGGAGAGATGTCAACCGCGGCCACGCGCAGTGATCTCCCTTGGAAGGTAATCCGCATCCCGCTCGCCGGGGCGTCCGTGGAGACATCGTCGAAGTATGGCGCCGGTCCCACGGTCGACATTCCGGTGACCTCAAGCCAGTGCTCGCGGGTGACGCGCAGGCGAATCCGTACCTGCATCTCGTACCCGCCGAACCCAACCGTCGAACCGACCGCAAGCGTGTCCGGGACGCATTTGATCTGGCGCGGACCGTCGGTGGCGTCGGTCCACGTCAATTCCGGAGACTCGGTCCCGCCTCCGGCGATGTGTCGGCGAAGGAACCCGAGCGCGCGGCCAGAAAATGCGGTGGCGTTCACGCGGTGTCGTATCAGCCGCCGGAAAGCGGAGGCAGGGCGGTGGGCATGGTGATCGGAGGAAGTGGCTTGTACGGCCCTTCGTATGGCGCGGCCGAGGCGGATGCAGCCTTCGGCGCTTTCGACGCCTTTGCGGCCCCGTGGCGCGCTTTGGCGCGCTGCTTGCGACGCTGCTTGGTCTTGGCACTCATCGGTTGCCTCCCTTCGTGTGGTCGTAGAACTCGCCCGAGACGTGCGCGCGCTCCTCAAGGCGGGACGTGCGCGTGTCCAATTCCTGCACCTTGGTCTGGATGGAGCGGAAGTCCGCGCGAATGCCGTGCAGTTCCTCGCGCACTCCCGAAACGTCGGAGGCCATGGTGGAAAGCAGCCACACACCCTTGATCGCAGCGAGCGTCACGGTCAGTGCGACCGTCCAGTTGATTCCGCGGCGGTATTTTTCGGGCATGGCGTGATCGGGTTACGGCTGCGGCGCGGCCTGTGCGTTGGCGGCGTTCATGTAGTCGTCGTAGGACTTGGACGCGAACTTGTCCAAGAGCGCGTGCCAGTCGGCGTCTGTTGGCTCCTTGGTCGAGTGCGCGAGCGTGACGAGTTCCTTGACCAGACCCGGTCCGTACTGTGCGACGAGTTGGATGATGGCGATGGCGATGGGTTGCATGGGTTCAGTGTTTGACGTTGGCATGGATCACTGAAAGAAGCGCTGCGGCGGCGCCGGCAACCTCTGGAGCCACGGGTGAGTTGTCCGCGGCGGTGACGCCGACATTTGCTGCGGCAAGCGCGCTCTGGTAGCGCCCGTAAGCCTCGCGCACGCGCCCCTCGATGACGAGAAGCTGCGAATTCTGAGCGCCTTGGTCGATCAGCGGAAGCGCCGCCATGCGCGCGTGCTGTTGGTGGACGTAGTCAGCCCACGCCTGCATTCCGGCGTCCACGGTGGCGACGGTGGCAGCGGTGGTATTGTAGGAAATGGCGTTCGGCGTGCTCTTGCACCCGATTTCTCCGAACATCGCGACGAGCGCGAGGATGAGAACGAGATGGATTTTCATGGGGTAACAATGTCCTTTGGTTTTACGGCTTCAACCCCCTGCCGCAGTGCTTGGTTTGCAAACACGGCGGCAGAGGCGGCGAGAAGCCCTTGCACCACGTTCTCGGCCGAAAACTGGGTGAGAGACGGGAACGCGACGGCGCCGATTGCCGCGAGGGCAAACGGGATCGTCCAGTCTTTCACGGGAGACTTCTTGATAGCGAGCCCGGCGAAGTTCAGCAACGGGACAAGCGTGGCGTGGGTTTCAATGGTGGTCATAATTCTTCAGCCGCCTTTTCTTAGGCGATGGCTTGGACCGCTACGATCGTTTGGAGATCGCCCGTGATCTTCATCAGTTCCCCGTGGGTAAGCACAATTTGACCCGGGACACCATAGGGAACCGGGTCGACGTTCGGAGCGCGCCAAAGGTCCGTGAAAGTGACGGTCGCAGTCAGCGTCGGGATCTGCGCCGATACTTCCTCGGTGTCTAGCGCGACGTTGAAGTTGACGCCGGTAATCTGCCGACGCACCGGCATTTCCTGTTTGGCTGGATCGAGAGGAATTGGCATGGGATCATGGGAAAGCAACCTCGGCGAGAGTGACCACGCATACCCATCGGATGTTCGTGGCGGCGGCGCCGGTGACTTGAATATCCAGCGCGCCATTCGTCGTGTCCGCAGTGATCGCAATAGCCCAGCCGACCGGGGGGATGCCGGCGTTGCTTCCGGAGTCGGTTCCGATGGTCACGACGCTCGTGACAACCGTAGAGCCCGCGGTGGTGCCTCGTCGAACGCGGAGCTTGCGCTCGTATTGGGCGTCAAGATTTCCAGCCGTATTCGTGCTGGCATTGATTTCTATGGTTGCCTTCCACGTCGTGTTCGCCGGGATTACAAGCCTGGCAGAACCGTACCCAAGCACATTTGTCGGCGTCGCATTTGAAGTTGTAACACCACAAACTATCCTCGATCCGTCGCACGGAGGCCCTGCCGGCCCCCTTGCCGCCACCTTGACGGTCCGCACGATGCGCTGGATGACGACTCGCGCGCTCATCGCGTGGGCTTCTGCACGAAGGTCCAAGTTCCGGAGGCGAGCGTGGTTATGACGCTAGACGCCTCGATCTCGACGGACCACACGTAGTCCCCGAACAACGCCGCGCTTTGGGTCGCGTTGATAGTGACCGTCACCAGCCCGTTCGCGCCGTCCACCACGACACCGGCCGCCGGGCTCGACGTGAGCGCGAGGGTTGCCGCGGTGTCGTCGATCTTCGCGCGCAGCGAGCACCGCGCGACGTGCCCGGAGATGTCAATCGGTATCGCGCCGTCGAGGTACTCGAACGTCTGCACGACGGTGTCCCCGGAGAAGTCAGTTAGGTTGGTTTCCTGCGTCATACCCAGAAATCAAAATCCCCGGCCGGCCATCTCTGACCAGCCGGGGACCACATTAGAGCACCGACTCCGAAAATCAGTAGCCGAGCTTGACCGTGTACGAGAGCGCCGAGGCGTCCGTGGTCGAGGCGCCGGAGACGCACTTGACGCGGATGTAGCGGCGCACGCCGGGCGGCAGCTTGAACTGGTACGGCGCCGAGGCGGACACCGCCGAGATTCCGGAGCCACCAGCCCCGGTGTAGGTCTTGGAGAGCACCGGATCCAAGACCGCGAAGCTCGAATTGTCGGCCGAGTCCTCGACCGAGAAGATGAACGTCCGCGTGTCCGGGGCAATCGTGGTCGAGAGCGCCGGGAACGAGAGATGCACCTCGACCTTTTCCGCGAGCGCGTCGTTGGCGACGGCGCCGAGGTCGATGGAAGTGCCGTTGACCGTGGTCGACGCGCCAGCAGGCAGCGCCAGGACCGTGGTTTGGGTGAGATCGTAAACCTTGCGAAGGTAGGCCATGATGTCGTGAGGTAGTTGGTTTCGGTGGCCGAATGATCAGGTGCCGATGGTGTCGGTGATGCCGATGGAATCGGTCTCGATGATCGGGATACCGAAGGACTCGGTGGGCCACGGCGCGATCAGCTCGTTCGCGCCGGTCAGCTTCGTCGCCCCAGTCGCGTAGTTCACGACGGTGCGGGAGAGCTGAAGCTGGTAGATGTCGCGCCGGTTGGCGAAGAAATGCGTCGGTCGGTAACCCGTCGGGAACTTGCGGAGCAGAAGCGCGATCTTGGCGTCGGAAAGCGCCTTGCCACTGTCCTCGGTTAGGTTGTAGATGCGGCCGGCGCAGTACACGTTGCCGAGTTGCAGTCCGACCCAGGAGTTGAACGCGGCGACCCGGCCGTCGATGGAACCGGAGCCGGACGCCGGGGCGAAAAGCTCGTCGCGGAAAGCGCCGATCTGGAAGAGCCCGTTGCCACCGAAGACGAGGCTCGCGTCCTGAGGACCCATTTTGACGGCGTAGAAGCTCGACGCGGTGCTCGCTGTAGTGCCAGCGGCATCGGAGACGATGGCTGACGTGCCAGCGGTCGCGGACACAGGCGTGAACGCCTTGATTCCGGTGAAGCCGTTGGTGTCGGCGTTCGTGCCGTTGAAGATCTGGGAACCGACCGTGATGCCCGCGGCGCGGAGCACGTTTCCAGCTTCCTCCATCTCCAAATCAGTGATGAGCGACCCGCTGAGGGCCGCCACGCGCCGGTCGATGGTGATGAGCGAGGAGAGCGCGAAGCACTCGACCGCGCTCTTTCGGAACGACGACTTGCTCGAAACGACACCCGTGTTCAGCGCCGAGAACGCGGCGGTCGGGAGACCGGTGCGGATCGAGGTCTCGTAGCGGTAGCCGGGGATGACCTTGGAGTTGAACACCCCAAGTTCGGGGGCAACGGTCATCACTTCGTTGATGAGCCCAACATCGCGGTCCGACCCGGACAAACGCGCGATTTCGAGCATCGAGAGAACAGCCATGGCAGTGGGTAATTTTTGGGGTTACTTGTAGGCGGAAGCGGCGGCGACTTCGGCGGCGTGGGCAGCCTTCGCGAGATCGATTCCGGAGAGGGGCTTACCGTCGGGGCCGACGTAGACGGCCTTGGCCGTGCCAGCGCCTGGCTTGGAACCGAGCGGGACCGTTGATCCCTGCTTTGCGACGATTTCGAGCGCCTTGGCGGAAGCGCGCTTCTCGATGTCCTGTTCCGCGGATTCGAGGGCGGTGACCTTGGCGAGCGCGGCCTTGGCCTCGGTCTCGCGGTCGGCGGCGAGCTTGTCCGCGGCCTGTATCTTGGCGTCGGCTTCTGCGATGGAAGCCTCGGCCTTTTCGGCCCGCGCCTTGAACGCGTCGCGCTCGACGGTCAGCGCGGAAATTTTGGAAGCGTGGTCGCCGAAAGCGGCGAGACGGGCGTTGATGCCGTCGAGAACCCCGTCAATCTTCGCGAACCATGCAGGAATCGTCATCCTGCATATGGGTCTTGTGGCCCGGCATCCGTCTGCGTGGCGTGTATTTGCGGGCGATTTCCAACGGAATTCCAAACTCGCGGGCAACCATTACTGCTGCGCGTTGGAGTGCTTTGCGGTCGATTCCGGACAGTTCCGCTAGGTGGCGAAGAGACTGGATTTCTGACGTGGTCCGGTGGCGGATGACGTAGGCAAGAGCAATGGCGCGTGGACCAGCGTTGTGCGCCGCCGTCCGCCAGTTGATGTCGTGGTCCCGCTTCGGGGACTGCACCAGCAACACCCACAACGTCCGGTCGAGCGCCTGCGCCGCCGCCGCGCGCCGCATGGCATCCATCGCCACCTGTCGGGACGGTCCATCGAGTCGGTCGGCCACCGCGTCCCACGGGAATTCCTCGACGGCCACAGCGCGGCCTTGGTCGTCGAATGCGTAGCCGTGTGTCCGGTGCGTTTGGTCGCTCATGGTGTCGTTGGCGTTTCCGCCAAGTGGTGCCCGATTCCCCGCAAAACTTTCCCGACTTCCGTCATCATCGCCCGAACCTGCGCGCGAGCCGCGTTCACGTCGTCGATGCCGACCAGCTTGACCGGCCACTCGCTTTCGAGGCGGCACCGGGTCGTGTTCCATTCGGATGCCATCGCCGCGTGAGCGGCGGCAACCGTCGAGCGTTGCACGAGGAGCCCGGCCTTTAGGTCGTTCGCGAGGCGCAGCTTGCGGACTTCCTCGTTGAGCTTTTGGAGTTTGGCGGTCCCGGGATCTGCGGCGATTCCCTCGGCCACGTCCGGGAGCGGGTTGGCTTCCAGCCATGCAACCAACTCGTCGCCGTGGACCTTCGTGTTGCGGAATGCTGGGCATCCGGCATTCTTGGCTGCCACCAAGGACGCACGCGGAATGCCTAAGGCGCTCGCCGCCTGACCGACGCTGTCGAAAGTGCCCCGTGAACCCACCGACGCCTTGGCGGAGCCATTCCGACCGCCAGAGCGCGCGCGTGAGTTTTTCGAGGGTTTCATGGGCAAAGAACGTGGCACGCGGTCACCCAAGTCTTGGAGCCCGGAAAAGATTCCTTAGGGGCGGGGTTGGGTTTCGTCCCTATATGCTCCATGGCGCGTATTGGTATGCGCTTGGTAGCGTATAGCAACGGCGCCGGGTTATTTGCGTGGGTTGCTGTCATTTGAATTGCGGCTCTGGCGCGCCCACGTCATCACACCGCTCGGCAATGGCTGTGAAGGAGTCGAGTTTGAAATAGTTCCTTACCAGTTGTTCGAAGTGCGCGACCACCATCTGCGCGGTGTAGTCCTCGGGAACACCTTCCAACGCGAGGTAGTGGGTCGTCGTGCCACTGGTGATCGTCAGAACCCACCGCCCGCCGTCCTGTTCCGGAAGTGGCTCGGTCTCTTCTTCATCCCATTTATTCGAGTACCACCTAAGGCGCGCATTGAAGTCTGGGTTGCCCAGCCTGTCGGGTCGAACGATCATTCCGGCATCGACGCACCGGCTTACAAATTCCGCGGTGATTCTGTCCGGCTCTTTCGCCTTTTGCTCCTCATGCAATCCGTCGAAAAACTCTGCCGCCGATTGAATCTCGCTCGCCTCCTGGTTTGAGCGGTCTTGGTATTGCGCCCCGCCGCAGATGCAATGCCGAGCGATAACCCCGTCGTCGTCTTGAAAGAAACGCCCGGTGTTTCCGCAGATGCATGGCGGGCATTTCGTCACGTGCTCTCCATCTCCTTCCCCGCCTCACTGGTCCCCGCATTCCAAACCCTACACGCGCCCTCAGGCGTCTTCATCGGCACGGTCTTCGCCTCGCACCTCGGGCACGCGTAGACCTTCCGCGTCTTGTCCCGGGACAGGGCGAGCACGGGCTCCATGCCGTTGCAGGGGCAGGGTAGCGGTTTGGTCTTCATCGCCGGTTCGGCCAGTCGGCCATGATGATGCCGCCGGTCTGGTTCATCCGGCTGGCAAGGCTGGCGCCGATGCACGCCGCGAAGTCGGTTGGTTCAAGGTTGGCGATCAGGATTGTGTCCGTCATGTCGCCGTATCGCTGGTCCACGATGGAAAAGAACAGGTTCGACTCCCAATCCGATTCCCCGCGCTTCCCTACTTCGTCCAGAACCAGGAGCTTCGGCTTTCGCAGAGCGGACACGATGTCGTCCTCCGATTCCTTGGAATCGCGGCGGAACGTCGCCTTGATGCGCGAGAAGACGGCGACCGCGGTGTGGTACTGCGCCGACATGCCGTGCGAGGTCGCGTGGCGCATAGCCTCGACGCCCATCTGGGTCTTGCCGTTGCCGCGGGTTCCCACGATCCCGAACAGGCATCCAGAGCCCAGAGCGGCCTCGATTGTGCCAAGACGGACGCCCCAAGCGCCCATCCGGTCGGCCTGCGCGCCTTCGTGGCGCTTCGGGACGCCCCAGTTGGAGCGAAGTGTCGTCGTGAAGGCTGCGACGCGCTGGCGGTCCAATTCCGCGCGGCGGCGGGCCGCTTCCGCGTCGGAGACAACCATGCCGCGTAGGCCTTCGAGGATTTCGGACGAGTCGGTGTAGCTCATTGAACGATTCGGATTTGGATTTGCTCGGCGATCTCGCGGCGCTCTCCGGCGGGATGTTTCGATTGTGGAATCGGCATCTCCCGATTCGCGTAGTACGAGTCGAACTTGGATTTTGCGAAGAGGGTTTCGGGTCTGAGGTATTCCGTCATCCGCGGTTCTTTTCCCCAGAGCAGGCATTGCCGGCGGACCATCGCCATGACGCCCTGGGCATCAACGCCGGGCTCCTCAAGGCGGGCGGCGATCAGCAGGAGGTTGGATTCGGTCTCCCGGAACTTCCGACCGCTGCATTCGTTCAACAGGTGTAGGATTGGGCGGGCGGACTGCATCCGGGTGGTTTTCTTCGGGATTGGCTCAAGCATCGATTCGGTGTCAACCGGCTCGGGCACCGGCGCCTTTGGCGCATTGTCCCTACTCCCTTGTGTTTTTACGCATACTTCTGCTTCTGCTTCTGCTTCTGCTTCTGCTTCTGCTTCTGCTTCTGCTTCTGCTTCTGTGCTACGCGTTACATCAGGTTGTAACGCGTTACACTTCGGCCCATTCATCTGTTTCGCGTTACTCTTCGAGGCAGCACGACGGGCGCGCATGTACGGGGCGCGGCTTCCTTCCTTGCCCTGCCCACGCTCCCGGTATGCCAGGTAATTGACCACCATCCAGCCTCCCTCGACGGCGACGATGCGGCGCCCTTCGTTTGCCGGCGTCCGGCTGTACGGATCGGGCGACGACAGGATTTCGATGCATCGGGTCATCTCCCCCATCGTCATCCGGCAAAGGGATGCGAACCCTGGCAGGGACGCTTCGACGATGCCGTCCGAGTTCGCCCGGGCCAGCATCGCGACCCATGCGCGGAGCGTCTTGTCGTCGGCGCACCAGACGGACGACTCGGTGATCGAGGAAAACAGCTTGGTGAATCCACTCATTTGGCTTTCTTCGGTGGCAATTGGACTGCCTCGCACTCAGTCCCGTGACGAATCGCCGCGTGCCCGTCCGGTTCCTCGACGATTTCGACCTTTGCCTCTATTTCGCCGGTTTGGTCGTTTCGGTAGATGGTAGTTTTGGAAGCGTCGAAGTAGTTCGCAGGTCCGAACAACTCTCGGGCGAACATGATGACGGCTTTTTCTAGCGTGGCTTGGTCGATGATGAGTTTCATGGCATCAGAACGGCACGTCGTCTTCCTCTGTCGGCGGCGGATTATCGGCCGGTGTTTCCGCCTTCGGCTGCGCCGGACTCCGCGGAGCCGCCTTCACGCTCCGATGCTCGCGCTCCGCTGCCTCCACCCGCGCGATGGTCTCGACCTTGACCGACGTGAACCATCGGCCCTGCCATTCGCGGGATTCGGCGTTCCCGTGGACGATCACCACGGAGCCGAGCGGGATCGCCTCGACCATCTTCCGAGCTTCGTGCGTGGCCTCGACGACAACGCGGCGGTCCCGTCGCTCTGGGTCCTCGGGACCGAATCCGACCCGGAGCCGGACGTTGGCGACTTGAAAGCCCTTCTCGCCCCGGGCGACGACGTCGACGGCTTCCAGCGTCCCGCAGATGTGGGTGGCGGCGAACGGAATCACTTCCCAGCCCTCCGGTTAATCTCTCTCATGTGGTTCTCCTGCGCCTCCTGGCGCGCGATCTGGATTTGTTCTTTGGTTGGCTCGACCGACCCGCAGAGCAGGCCGAGTCGTTCGTGGAAGCGGTATAGGCTTTCGGCGGACCAGAATTGGGATTCGATGGGGAGATTCATTCCCACTCCGCGAAGTGGCGTCGGAAAAGCCTGCGCTCGACCTCGTCCTCGTTTTGCGTGCTTCGGCACGCCTCGAAATCGACCCGCGGCAAAAGCGCCGCCCCGTTGTGGGAGCCGTTTCCCGCTTCCCCAAACCCTGCGGAAGCGTTCGCGGCCGGGTTGCCTTCGTCCTTGAGTGGCGCTGGGGCGCCGGGCGTTGGCGAAATCATGCTGCCCTTTCCAGTGTTCCGTTTCTGAGCATACACACCCACGCCGGCGAAACCCCGTGTCGTTTGGCGATCTCGCGCAGCGTCGAGCTTCCGATCGCGAGTTCCGCGCGCACGGCCTCGACGGTCGCCTTGGGGATTCGCTTCGGATCCGGCGGCGTCGGCGGAACATCGGGCGCGGTGCGGTGGACTTCGGCCGGGAACCGAATCCATCCCCGAGCGGCGCCGCGCTTCGCGATGGTCGCGGCCTCGGACAAGATGCGGGTGTTCGAGATGATCTCCGCAACCTCGTCCCGCGTGCGGGCGTCGGGTTTTCGGTAGCGGTCCGGGTCGTATTGGTCCGATGGGTGTTTCATTCGACGATTTCCTTAATGCTGATGGCTGAGAAGGGTTCGGTTCCGTAGGATTTCGAGACGTAGAGCCTAGCGATCTGGGCGTCGTCGGCCCAGATTCCCGCCGCCGTAAGGGCGTCTTGGGCTGCCTTGCAAACATTGTCAGCGTCCGGCTTCTTGGTGACGTGGATGGGCAATCCAGACCGCAGTTTCCCGCGCAAATAATGCGACTTGGGGCGCGGGAAATATAGGTCGATGCGGAGTTCGATGGGGCCGAGGAGCGGGGCCTGCATCATGGCGTCGAACATCGCCTTCTGGCACGCCTCGATGATGCACGCCTTCCACGCGTTCGCGGTGCCAGGATCGTAGACGCGGGCGCGTCCTGCGAAGGCAACAGCACGGGCGCGGGGTTGGCCTTTGGGGAGGCCGGGGACGTAGAATAGGATGGAGTTCATCCGCCCCACACCTCCATCGCCTCACGCAGGCGCCACTTGCTCGGATGCACGCCGACTGGCTTCTCGGTGTAGTCCGGCCAGTGCCCGCTGTGGCACGCCTCCGCGACGATATAGGCGCGGTCAGTGTACTCTCGGCGTCCGATCTCGATTCCGGTCGGCTCACAGTAGACGAGCGAGACGAGATGCGGCCAGACCTTCTCGACGACGATGAAGACGAAGACCTTCTTAGGCTCCCACCAGTCCGGACGCTGGTCCTCTGGAAGCGTGTTCCACGCGTCCAGATACATCGCGGCCTGCATATCGTAGTCGCGCTGCTCGATCTCGCGCAGGAACGCGGAAGGCTCGGCCCCGCCGGCATCCTTGACCGTCTTGATGTCGATTAGGCAATTCCCCGGCGGAATGTGGTCCGGTCGCGAGCGGAGCAGGATCTCCCCGAATGGCGTCCCGAACCGGCGGAAGATGGAGACCTCGGAGAGCCCGTGGCGCAGATAACGCTCGGCCGTCGGGTGCTCCATGATAGCGCGGACGCAACCAACCGCGGTCTCGTATGCGTCGCGCGACAGGACGATCAGCCCCGCGCGCCGCTGCATGTTGCGCCACTCCTTGCACGCTTCGGATTGATAGGTCCACTTTTTCGCCACCCCTTTTGCGTCGGTATAGGTCGCAGGCGTAACGGCAATTCCGGGTAACGGTTTATCGGGTTCCAGGATCGCATGATGGACAAGCGAGCCGACGAGGAAATGCTCGATGCTCTCGGTGCGCGACGGGAGCACTTCTCCGGATTCATCCGCCGCGCGTTGCAATTCCTCCCGCTCACGTTCCTCGCGGCGGATCGCGTGGAGCATCGATGAGGCCAGCGGCTTGGCCTTCTTAAGCATGGAGCAGGAGAGGCCGACGGCGGAGTGGTACGCTTCGGCAGGGATGTTTGCGAAAAACGCTCGGTCGGGGATTTCTGCGATGATACGGCGCGCGAGTGAGGTTGTGGTGGTCACGCTTGCCTCCCTTTCGTCACGGTCAATTTAACACCCGCTTTCCGCATGGACCGCGCAAACCGTTTCGCCGCGTCTTGCGTCGCCGGGCTCAATTCCCCGTCGCCGTCGATTCCTGGAAGCGCCGGCTGGTCGTGGTTCGGAAGCTCTCCGTTCCCGCTGAACTTGTGCTTCACGGTGACAGCGAGCGCGACCTCCACCTTGTTGGTGTCCATGTTCCACTTCACCGCGATGGGCAGCGACAGGACGGCTTCCTTCGTGCCGGATTCATCTTCCTGCGCCGAGACCACCGTGGCGTCGATTGCCGCGTTGATCTGGTCCATCGCCTCGCCGATCAGCGGCGGGATTTTTCCGGCGATGAACTGCGCGAGTTCGTCGAGCCGGTTGATTTCGGGTTGGTCGCTCACGCCGCGCTCTCTTTCTCCATACGGATCGCGCCGATGAACACGGCGCAGTCCTGACGGCGCCCGAGAACGCGGACGGCAAGTTCGTCGGGAAGTTCGGAGAACGACGCGGGATTGATTCCGTCGAGGTATTCCTTCGCGATGTTGGAGCGCAGGAAGTCGTCGAACGTCAGGCCGGCCTTGGCGAACAGCGCCTCGACCTTCGCTTGGTTCGGCCCCTGGGCGTTCGGGGCGGGATCGCTCGGCGGTGGCGCCGGCTGCACCACGGATGCCTCGATGGGGTTCGACTTTTTCGTGTAGGCTCGCGCGGGCGCCGCCGGGACCTCGGGAACGCTCGGCACTTCCGGCGTCACGTTGACCAACTCTCCGTCGCGCGCTTCCTCGGTGGACATGAGCCCGCGCAGGGCGTCGCCGAACAGGTCGCGCAACCCGAACGAGCGGGCGCGGAACCGGAGCATTCGGGCCGGGTACTGCGTCCACGGGCCTTGCTTGCCCCACAGGTTCGCGCGCTTCGCGTCCGCGACCGAGAACCCGGTTTCCGCGGCCTCGTACCCGCGCCGCTTGATGCGGCAGACGGCCACGGTTTCGTCGGTGAAAGCAACCGGGTTGCGCGGCAGGCGCTGGCCCTTGTCCTCGTACCACTCCTCGAAAACCTCCAACTCGCCGGTCCCGCGAACAACGGCCAGTTGCGCGTCGCCCCAGATGGTCGGTCGCCCGTTGATGACGGCGATGTTTTGCAGGCTGGACATCAGCGGAAGGCCAACTTCCAGGCCCATTTCAAGGGCGACGAAAATCGCCTCTGGGCTTTCGATGCCCTTCGGCGCAAGACCGGACGAAGAGACCGCTTTCGCGAAGCGGAACAGGTCGTCCATGTTGTTCGGAGTGATCCCGCGGGACGTGATCGCGACGGGGGGTTTCTGTGGTTGCTGCGGTTCGGTGACCGCGGGTGAATTGGTGCTCATGTGGTGCTCTTTGGTTTTCGGAAATGGGATCCCCGGCTCACGCTTTCACACGCGGCGAAATGCCAGCGCGGGCCGGGGTCGCGGGTTTCTGCTGGCGGTGAATCAGACCGCCGGGGAAATCGGGAATGCGTGCGGTGCCGCTGCGACGCACCTTCTGCATCGCCCACGCTTCGACTTGGTCGCGGAAGAAGATTTGCCGGCCGCCGAAGCGCGCGAATGGCAAACCTCCGGTCCTGCACCAGCACCACACGGCGCGCGTCGTGAACGGCTTGGATTCGGGTCCGCGCACGATGTCGGCGATGACGCGGCCGACTTGTTCGCGGGAGAGGCGGATGTCGGTGGCGCTCATGGGTCAGCCTTTGAGCGACACCGCCGAGGAAAGGGCGCGCTCCGTGAACGTCGTGAACGTCTGGCCCTTCCGGTCGGCCAGCGTCTGGCATTTCGCCACAAGATCAGCGGGAAGACGAAAGTTCACCCGCTTCCGAACCGTTACCTTCTTTGTCGCACTCATCGTGTGCG